CCGTATTGTTGTAACTTAATGATGAGGCAGGGGGGGTAGAATTGCGTGCTAAAAAAACGCCTTGTGAGCGTGATCCCTTAACACTATTGCACCTAGCGCAACATGCGATCATATTCTCAAGGCTTATCGGATCGCCTCCGGACTTGATGCTTTGTATATGGTCTACCGTCGTAGCATCCTGCCCACAATAGGCGCACGTGTATCCATCCCTAGCTAGGACGACTAACCGGGCTTTCTTGTACTTTTGGCTTACGCGTGGATCCTGTCTACCTCTGACCATTAGTAATGACCGGTCCTTTGATGATGCGACCAAGCTCGGCATGGTGTCTTATGTCTATGTGCTATGTACTTAAGGCCTAGGTCTATCTGCTTAAAGGGATCTAACTCTTTCATCTTAAGTAGCTGAGGTATGCCATATGCAGAGCTCTTAGGGTTATCTGCACGTGGATCCCATCGAGACTCTATATTCCACAATAGCTCTAAGCATCGATACTCTTTAGCATTAAGTAGCTTTATATGTGCGTACAGTTTGTAGTTTTCTTTATCTCTTTGTGTGCTTATAGCTTGAGATGTAGGCATATTGCTAAATAGCAATAGCCCGGCCAATAGCACCAAGCATCGCCTGCGAGCTATCCGCGGTAGCGGCTCGCCTGCGAGCATGGAGCGTATCGATAGAGTCAAATACCTGTCAATCTTGAGCGTATCTTTCAGCGTGTCCCACAACCTATTAACACTTGTGTATAACTCTTGTGGATAACTATCACGCATCTTTACCCCATCCCGTGCCCTTAAACACAAGGCCCGGAGCGCTATATACCTGCCTCATCATTAAGTTACAACAATACGGCGTAACGTGCTCCGCCATCTTTTCTACGGTTTCATAGCGGACGTTGCAGCTTATGCACTCATACTCATAAGTCGGCATCTTTTAGATCCTCCATTAGCACTATGCCCATTACCCCACACTTAACGCATTGGAGCGACTTAACGTAAGGCGGTAGGTTATCGGTTACGACACGCTCTATATGATCGGTCATTTTGGCACATAACCGGCACTTAGTTTTATACGTCGCCATAGTTAGACCTTTTTAGGTATTGCATCTCAAATAGATTAGATCGAGGCACCCAATAGTTATTCTGATACGGATGTTTGTATTTAGGCACCTTGGCCATATGTACCGGCATCCATCCCAGTAAAATGTAAACAGGCGAATACCCGGTGACTAACACGGCTACATCGTTAGGCCTGCCTTCGCCTCTATTTTGTAGGATTAAATGCCCGTTAGCGTGTTTAGTCCATTTAACCTCGATATTCTCGCCTACATCTGCCGTATCGTGAGCGTTATCTATTGAGGGTATGAAGCCGTAATCACCGAAGTAATTAGCTACGGCGATCTCAGCTGCGGCCGCCTCGGCCTCTTGCCATACAAGCTCGTGCCAATTTTTATAGACTTGGCCGAAGTTGCTCGCATCTTGTACCTCGGCGTTACGTGTAATCGTGCGCTCTAGCCCTACTCGATGAGCGATAATTTCCTGCGACCTATCGAGTACGACCTTGCTCACGCTCGGCATTGTGCACATAGCCATAAAACTACCTCGCCGCTAACATCTCGTACGTTAAAGCCGCCTAGTGCGGTGTGCCACTTAAAGCACTCATCGCATTGTTTAGCTGCGACTACCGTCATATCGCCATTATCGTGGATAGTCGTAGCTAGTCCGTCTTTAATAAAAGTTAGCTCGCTCATAGCTTTAGACCGTCCTCGCATCGTTTACAAAATGCCACGACCAAACCATCCTCGCGCACATAATCGTTAATATGCGTATCGTTATCGCACTTTGAGCAATTACCGGCACCGCCGTAACCATCAAAGCTATATATATGCCCATCCGGTGAGCGGTAAATATCTTTAGGGTTAATTGTCATACTTGGGGTTTCCATTTTCCATCGGATCCCAGTACGTGCCAATACGGGTTACATTGATTAGCTCTAACTCGCTCGGTGCACTTATACGCGGCCCACGGTTTACCGGTTGCCTTAGCCGTGCCCTCGGCCCATACCATCGTGCCATGAGCACATCGAGGAGCCTCAGCTACTAACTCACCGCCGAGACTTTTACCAATCTCTAAAATGCCACTAGCCATCGTAGCCATATCCTCGATTGAAGCCTTTGTACTCCACGGATCCGAGTCTGCCGGTAAAGTCTCTACCTTTTGCATATCTTGTACCGTAGGCCGTGCGTGCTCACTTGGCGTTAATAGCCCAATTACTCGCCCATAAGCTGAGGTAATTGTGTCCTCTATAAACCATTTTTTCATATTGTTTGGATAGGTCGATACGTTGCCAAAAGCATAATCGACGGCGCTTGGCACCATATCCTCATACTCCCGGTATGCCTCGGCTTTTACAAGGATAGTCCCTTTAATAATATCGATGTCCTCGATGTAAGCGACTAACCTACCGGATGGAAACTCTGCTCTAAAGCGCTTAATACGAGCGTTTACATCCTCGTAATTGTCTAAAAACCCCATTAGATTAGCTCGCTCTCTTTGAGAGCTTTAGCAATAGCGCGGCCACGTACAAAACCCTCGCCGTGTCCGTGCTTAAAGCCGATCGAGTATCCGATCACCATAAACATAAAGCCCATACCGCAGGCTGCCAAACCGATCAATATATCTAAACTATTCATTACTTAGCCCTTTGTTAAGGCCGATCAAGCTACTAACCGAGTAGCCCTCTCAGCGTTTGTAGTATCAGTATGAGGGCTTTTTGTCACAAATCAAAGCGTATAGAGGTTTGGCGTGTCGCTACTTGGCTAAGCGGTCCTCGAGCAGCATCTCGTAAATCTTGTCTACGCGCTTTTCTATGCGGTCTACGCGGCCTGCAAGATTATGCCCACCATTACCATCGGGCCGCAGCTCTGATAAATAATATTTTACAAGATGTCGGACGAGCCCAGCTCCTAGCCCCAAAATGGTAAAGCTGCCTAAAGCTAGACCAACTACGAGCTGAGCTCTTTCCATTACTTAGCGCCTACGCCTAATTGCTTTTCCGAAGGCTGCAGCGCTTTTAGTAATGGCCCAATTAGCCCTGCGATAAACGCGTTAGCTAATACTTTTGGATCCGAAATTCCGGACATATACAAAGCCGCTACGGATGCGAGTGATGCTCGACCGTATGATTTTGCCGCTGCTATTGCTTGCTCTTTCATTTGTTGCTCCTAAACGCCCTTTAGGGTTTGTATTACTCTAAACCTAAACTAGCGATTAAGGCTTTAGCCTTGGCCGGTAAAACCTCTACCTCAAAGTGCATATCGTCCGGCCTGCTCTTAAAGTCGCCGCCCCACTTGAGGCCGTACTTTTTAGCGAGCGCTCGGATCATAGGTACTTTTTCAGCCGGGAAAGTGTCGTATTTTCCTAGTGGATGTTTTGTAGCGTTTAGATCGATAGCCGTCCCGGATGAGTGGCATGAAAGCTTTGTCGGATTACCTCTAACCATGCGATACGCATATGCCCAATCGTCAAACGTTCCCTCATCGATCGGCTCGATTAGCTCGTGAAACTCCGCAGCAAAGGCGGCCAAGAGAGGCCCAACACTCTCGGCGCACCTTAGCTTACGATCCGTACCCTTTACGGGGTAGGACTTTATTTTAATCTCCGCCGGATCTTTAGAGGCCGGGTAGCCGTTATAGCTTGTCTCCATTATGAAAGTAATGCAGCTACTTCATCTGCGGTTAAACCGAGTTTAGTAAGTACGGCCGCTTTAGCCTGAGATTTAATTTCTAAATCGTCATAAATATTTTGCATTAAATTATCACGTCGAGCAATATCAGATAACTCCTCCGTCGTTGCCTCGCGCTCAATTTCCTCACCGGTTGTAATATCTACCGTTTTAATTATTGTCATTATTTAACTCCGTATAGTAAGGCTTGACCGGCTGAAAAAGTACCAGCCGAGCAGGCTATGGTAATTGATGTAACTGTTGTAGCTGCCATTTCGGAGCCATAAATACGGCCCACCTGCTGATTAAGACCATTTATAGATCCGCCGTGGATAATGTCAAATAATGGAGCAGGCTGACCGGCGCTTACATATTGTTGTAAATTCATCATAATTTGTTGAGCGTAATCAATTGATGAGTCCGCAGCCGGCTCAATATAACCAGCGCGAGAATAATAAGTAAATGAAGGGGTAGCGCTTGATCCTGAGTTAGCGGTAGTTGTTTGTACGACATAAGAATAATCACTATTATTAAAAGAGCCGTTAAAGTAAATGCGAAACTTACCAACGGACGACGGTACAAAATTTTTAATATATAAAAAAAGATTTGTGTAAGTGCCGGGAATACTAGATAGAGTTGTAGAGCTACCCGATAAAGTAGTAGTCGATATAAGGGTCATACCGCCGGATGATGGAGTAGCCCACTTTAAGCCCGTGGCCGTAGACGAGTCTGCCGTAAGTACGGTGTCATTAGCGCCCACGGCTAAACGTGCGAAAGTGTCTGCACCTGTCCCGGGTACTAGATCGCCTTTAGCATCGATAGCCGTAGCCATGGAGTTAGTAACGGTTACGGTACCGCTAGTACCGCCGCCGCTAATACCTACACCGGCCGTTACGCCTTCGATATCACCGGTAGCACCTGAGGCTACCCAAGCTGCACCGTCGTAATACCATAGTGAGTTAGTGTCTTTTGTAAATGCAAACTGTCCCTCAGCCGGTGCGGTAATAGCCGCATCTCGAGCCGTAGTAGTTGCGAATACGTTAATACCCTGCATGAGGTAGCCGTTTACGTCTCCGGCCGTAAGTACCTCACCGGTTGTAAAGGTCTTAAAACCCTGACCAGCTGCCATCATTTCCTCCTAGTAAGCAAGCACGGAGGTATCGAGCACCCCGTATAGTGTTGAGTTTAATATAAAGCCGTCGATAATCGGCTCTAGTGTTGTAAATGTCGTTTTCCAAGAATTAGGCGTTACTCGATGTTGTACGCCAAACACTTGTAAAGTCTGTTGTAGGGTCGAATTACCAGGCTGATTAGTCGTAACCTCTACCGGGTCAAAAAAATCTAGGCTAAGAGCTGCAAGGATGCCATCGGTATAATCGTCCATATATAAATCAAGCTCTACGGCATCGCATCGAGTTTGCGTATCTTTACGAGATGCTACGTAAGCCCGGGCATAATTAAGAGCATCGGCGTTTGTATCCATAACTAAATTAGTTTGGTTATAAGAGTGTACAAAGTACTCCTCGATAGAGGCATCATCTTGTGCGAGCTGAGCCGTACCGCCGATTTTTGTGATAGAGGCCGAGTTATAAACCTGAGTATCATCTAATCGCCATATAGCATTAAAGTAATTTATATCGGTGCCGTCGTCGTTAAAACGAGTTACCGGCAACGCTTGAGAGTCAATACAAAAAGCGCGATCCTTAAGCTGTACTGATCCTCGAGCATCTATATACAAAGCCCCGTACTCGGAGATGGTTGCCGTTTGTAACGCAGCTAGAGCCGTGCGAGGGGTACCCGGGTCTGCCTGAAAAATCGTTGTACCGTATTGGATCTCGCGCTGCGATGGAGGCCAAGCGATCTCGTCTAGAATAGCGTTTACACGCTCGCCGGGTAGGTCGCCGGCCGATGCAAGGGTTACGGTACTAATCTGAGAATTTTGGAAAAGTCTAAAAGCATCTACGGCGGTTATAGTTGTATAAACTACATCGGTAGCCATTTTAGGCGTAGTAGTTGTATAACTAGTAATAAAGCCGCTAAACATTGGGTACTCGACACCGGCATAAGTGCCCGAGATTTGTACTTTACGTAGTGGAGTAAGTAGACCGTAGTAAGGCCCGGCCGCATTTTGAGGGTTAAAGTCGCCATTTTGATCGACGATACGTAGCGTTAGCGTACCTGTTTGGAATACGTCCGCCTGCGCGTTACGGCCTCTCATAGTAGTAACGCCGTCTACTTGATTTGATACGTCTACAATTAAAGCCTCAGAGTCCGCTAATACGTTTGTGCCTAAAATACCGCTACCTAGGATCATGGCCTGCGCGAACGCCGGGCCGGTAGAAAAGTTAATAACCGCGTTTATCGTAGGGACGGTCATAGGATACCTGCCACCGTTAGCGGATCTCCGCCGCGATTAAGTTTTTGTATAGTTTCTTGTAGCAAGGTAGTAAACTCATCTTGAGATGCAATAGCGCCGGCATTGATATTTATATTATAGGTAGCAGGGTACCCACCGCCGTAATTCATGTAAGGGCTATAACCGCCTAGATCGGCTTTTTGCGTATCGCTTAAAGAGCTATAAAACTCAGTAGCCGATATAAACGCAGGTAAATCTTTTGTAGCGTTTGCCGTTTCGTCAACAGTTTTTAGAGAAAGCGTAGGATCAATTACCGGGCCTGTTACAAAAGGCGTATTACCGATCATAGTAATACCTGATTTTCTGTAACCTGAATTAGTAGCAAGATCTTCACACCCTCCACCCTTGGCCAATAGGGCTAGATATTCTTGTAGCGCCTTAAGTCGGGCTTCATCGGCTCGCTTTTGTGCGGCTGCCACGCGATCGATCATAGATAGCTCCTCCGACTCGCGGAGCTTTGTTAGGGTTAAAGATGCGTTAGTCGTTTTGCTTAAAGAGGCAAGCTTAGCGATCTCGGTTAGTTGTATCTGTACTCGCTCGCTATAACTTTCTTTAGCTGCAAGCTCACCGGCGGCCATAATAGCTGCGTTGTATTTACCAAAAGCGATATCGCGTAAACGCTCCTTTTCGCTTTCTGCCATTTTGCTATCGTTAATAACCTTAAGCTCTGTAAGTAGCTGAGTGTTAAGAGAGGCAACGGTCGCCTCGCTAATCTGAGTAATACCGGCTAGTTTGGCTAAATCGGCGTTTTTCTGAAATGCTGCAAGCTCTCCAATTTTCTTAAGGGCTATTTCGCCGTTATCCTCCTCGATAGCCTGTAAGGCCTCAAGGCGTAGGATCGTTTCTTTGTCGTAGGTAGCACGTAAAGCCGCAGCGATCGAAATGCGGTTAGTGTCAAACACCGCCGCGGCCTTTGATAACGAAAGTTTATTTTTCTCTGCCAGCGCTTGTTTTTTCTGTAAGGCTAGTAACTCTTTAGCTCGCTTAGCTGCCGCGGCCTCTGCCGCTGCTCGAGCCTTGGCCTCTTTAACCGCTGCATCGCTTGAGCCCGAGATGGTCATAGGAGTAGTAAAAGGCTGAGGGCCTACTTTACCTAGCGAGTTAAAAAACGATAGCCAAGCCGGCAAAAGAGGGATCATCTGAGGATCTAATATTGATAGACCCGGCAGGCTTTTAATTTTTGCAGCTAGCACACCAATACCGCGAATAACATCGGCGGTATAATTGGCCACGTCCTCCATCGAGTCCGCTAAATCTGTAACCGAGTCATTATCGCCTAATTTAGATAAAGCATCGATGAGGCCTTTACCTATAATCTCTTTAGCGTTATCGGCCGCTACTGTTAAAGCTGCCATCCTACCGGCATAGGTTTCTAAACGATCGGCATTTTGTCCCGAAAATTGTTTGTTGAGTAATTCTTGTATCTCATTAAAGCTTTTACCGGCTAGCTCGGCTTTACTTAAACCTAGTCGATACTTACCTAAGCTCTTAGTCTGCCCCACGTATGCGGCGGATAAATCACCGGCGACACTAGCTACATCCTCGCCGCTGCCGGCCGAAATATCTAAAGCGAGCGCTAGTAATTTTTGAGACTTTTCTACTGAGCCCGTTGTAGTCAATAGGCTCTGAAAAGCCGGCCTTAAAACGTCATCGGATACGGCCGCCGTCTGCTCAAGATCCGATATAAATTTAGTAATCCGAGCGTTCTCAAAACCGAGTCCTAGGTTATTCACCGTGCGCGTTAATTTGGCCGCGGCTGCTTCATCCTCGGCAAAAGCCTTTACGGCAGCTTTACCAAAAGCACTAATAGCGGTAACGCTAAAAGTAAGGCCAAACGCTTTAGCTAAATTTTTTACGCTTTTCTCAAAGCCGCCGATCTGTTTTTGGCCTTTTGCGAGTGCCTTGCCGTCAAAGGTAGCGACGGCGTTTACAAATAAATCGGGTAACTTAGGCATTATGCGGCCTTGTCGTAACGGCCTTGATTAAAGGCTGCGATCGTATTTTGTATAGCCTGCACTACGGCCGCTTGTGCTCTACCTTGGTCCTCGGACCATGCCCTAAAAATCATACGGCCACGGCTTGCACCCTCGCCATAGAGAGGGCCCATACGGTTAATAAAATTAGCACCGGCTCCGGGGTTATTAGATTTACTCTTAGAGGATCCGCCCGGGTTTTTACGGCCGGCCGTTTCATAAATAGCGCCGCTAGCTGAGGCGTTAGCGATGATGTACTGAGAGCTCCATCCGTTTTTATTACGCTTGCTAGGAGCCGCTGAGTAGTAAATTCCTTTACGTACTGTCTCGGCCTGATAAAGAGGAAAACGGCGTAAACGTCCCTCACTATTAAAAGTACGAAACGCAGAATTACGAGCCGTAATCTTTTTAGTGTAGGCACCCTCATCCCAATTATAAAGGCCACCCGGCGCAGCGGTAGGCGCATAACCTCGAGCCTTATCCCGTATCGGGATCATAATGCCTTTGATCTCTTTATTCATCTCTTTAAGTAGCTCGGGATCTATTTTACGGATCGCGCGTAGAGTCTCTTTAACGCCGTCTAACTTTACCGACATTTTTAGACTCCTCCGCTTGCTCGTTTAATACTTTGACTAACATCTTAAACATCTCGGGCTCGAGCTCGAGTATCGCTTGAGGCGCGACCCCTAACCGTACTGATAATTGCGCTACCAAATAGGTTAGAGTGCCGCGCCCTAGCTTAAAGGCTCGTCGTCTAGTACCTCGACTTTAACCAAGGTATCTAAAAACTCTGCGCCAAACATCGGTACCGTTTCGCCGGATGTACGTAAGCACTCCCACGCTAGCCAGTAAACGTCGCTCTGTTTCTCGTCATCTCTAAAGGCTTTGTGAAAACCTTTTTTTGCATATAACTCGAAGGCGTACTCAATTCGCGGCGTGATTTGATGCTCTGTTACCTCGCCGGTAGCCCTTGTTATTTTGAGTCGTGCCATTTGTTTAGCCCCTTTTCTTTGTTATCAGCTAGTAGTAATTACGATTGGAGAGTTACATGTAAATGTAATGCTCTGAGTACCGATATCTCCTACGGCTCCGTTAATATCTGTAGTGTTATTAACTAGGATTGTAGTTGAGTAAAGAGGGTTAGTAGCTGAGGTAGCTGCGCTAGTTTGCTTTAGCGTAATTGGTACGGTCGTACCCCAAGCTGCCTGCAACGTAGCATTTACGTTAGCCGCTGCGGTATCGCTCAAAAAGTCTAGAGAGATCGTGCTCGTCTCTAGGCCCTTAGTAAATTTTCTGCTCGAGTCACCCATCGCGGTCACTTCAAGCTCCTCAAATACGCGGTTAATTGTCGCGCTTGTAACGTGATCAGAGAGTGCAACCGAGTTAAGGGTTACGACTACTCCATTTGATAGAAATACGGCCATCGCCTATTCCTCGCTTTTCTCTGTAGTAGGTGTGTGTGTTTTTGTTTCTTTTTTTGGCGCTTCGGTAATCTGCCCTATCTTAATAAGAAAGGCGATATCTTCATCGGTTAGGCTCATGCTTAACTCCACTCGGTTAGTATTGAGATAGTAATGTCGGTCGTTAGTAAATCGCCGCTTTGTACCGTTAAAACACTAGGCGCACTTACCGCGCCGATATTCATAACGATTGACGATGCAGCTAACTTTTGGAATACGGCGCAAACTAAAGACTCGATGCCCTGTAGATTGCCTTGATTGTCGTACATTGGCACCGTGCAGATAATACGAAAAGATGCCATCGGTGAGATATTGGCGTAGTCGTTATTAGTCGGTGTTATGTATGGATCTGCCGGTGACACGATTACGCTATTAGCCGTAATAGTTGCAGGCGGATACGCGTAGGTATTCCATACGTTAGCGTTAGCAAGGGCCGCAGCTAGTGAGGCTCTTAAAGTAGTAATAGGTGCCGGCATTATCCGACCATCGCATTTGGGCTCATATATCCGGCGATAAGGCCGCGGATCTTACCGATCATAGAGTTACCCATACGGTAAGGGCTAGGGCTAAAGCCATCGATCGATACGCCGCCGGTTTGGCTGACCTGCCGGGCCTGCCAGATATCGACGGCCAAAATCATTGAGGCCTCTCTTACGGCCGGAGTAGTCGCGTAGGTGTTTGTCTTAAGATCTGCTCCTACGGCTGATCCATATGGCAATACTCTAAAAAAGTTTACATCGCTTGCCGTCTTGGCATATTGGATAAAACTATAACCATTAGGCCAATTAAACGCATAATTATTAAATGCTATTGATGGTAATTGAGTAGTCGTACCGGCCGTCCACGGGATAGTGCCGGTAATTGTGTAGGTGCCGTTAAAGGTTGCACCGCATCCGCTTACGGTCACGCTTTGCCCGGTACTAAATATTGCCGGGTTAGCAACCATTAAAGTAACGATATTAGTTTGTAAACTAGCTCCTACGATTGGCGCAGAGTCAAACCATAAAAATTGGTTAATGAGATCCTGCGCGGTTTGGCAGACCTCCTCAACGGTATTAGATGAGTATAAATTTTCGATACCGAGATTAGCGCGTAACTCGGCCTCGGTTACATACGTTGCAGGCATTTTATACTCCTCACTTAAAAAGGGCCGGTAGGGCTCAAAGGGCTAAGAGCCCTACCGACTATTAGTTTTTTTGCTTAGTTAAGATTAAACTTAACAATACCCTTAGGCATTTTTGCAATAGTGGCCATGTAACCATAAATAGCTACCTGTACCTGTAGGTTTGATACTACGTTTACTGACATATACGCCGTAGGTGATTGGTAAACCGTAAATGCTTCCGGTGCCAAAATAACCGCAGAGTCATCGATAGTAGTAGTAGCGGTAAAGTTTTTATCTACATAGAGATCGAGTCCGAGTACGTTGCCTCGAATTGATCCCGGTTGCACTAAGCCGCCTGCGTTCATTGGCTGAGATGCTGAGTAGATTGGTCGCCCGGTAGTATCTGTAGCGCCCATAAGTAGTTGCCATTGTGATCCATTGGCGATGTAGTTATTAGCAAAGTAACCCGTAGCCTCGTAAACCTTACGAGCTGAGTCTGAGGCAAACTCAATAATACCTGCTGAGTCTGCATCGCATCCTGAGCTATATTGACCAGCCGCAATAAGAGCAGCTAGTACGGTTGTATCGAGAGTCTTTAGATATGCGTTTTGTAGTTGATTTGTTAGCTCTGCATAGAAATTAGGATCTGAGCGCTCTAACAATTCTACGCTGATCGTATTCATGCCGGCGTACTTAGATACGGTACCGGTTAGGTAAGCCGTCTCCATCCCGGTATTTTGTACCGCTCCGGCTTCTGCCTCAACGGTTACGACAGGTGCTACGCCTGTACCGCCGCCTGCGGACGTGACAAGTGAGGGCACGTTGATCGTCATACCGTTAGTAGGCAAAACTCCACGTGAGCAAGCATCGATAGCAGGTGTACCAAAACGAGTGTTAGTAGGGAATTCTGCTAGGTACTGAGTAGGTGAAAATGCAGGGTTTGTAGCAAAGCTATCATCGGCTGCGGTTACATAAAGCTTTGAGTCATCGTTACCTAGAGCTGCCTTAATCTTGTGCTCTGTGTAAGCGCCCATAGATGTAATAGGTGTACGTACTCGCTGAGAGTCTAGTACTGATGGTCGGATGATCTTTCGAGCGGCTTCGACTTTTTCAGCCTCTGCCGGTGCATCTACCGGAGTCTCCTCCGATGTATTTTCAGGGGCTGTAGTCACAGCTTCCTCGCTTTCGGTTTCTGTTTCGACCTCTACGATTGTCGTAGAGATAGTTGTAGTTTTTTCTTTTGTACTTGTAGCTGCCTCAAGCGCTGCTCGAGCTGCTGCAATATCAGTTACGGATGCGCTAGAAAAGGCCGCGCTCTCGACGAGGCTAACCTCTTTGAGGACCGCCGCCGTTACTAACAGGTAATCACCCATCGGCTTTGAGGCCGTTACATCGACCCCCACGGATAAGCCGCTTACTAGGTTTTCCTGAGCTAATACGAGAGCATCCTGTCCCCGGGTGCTACTCGATAAACGGAAAGATCCATAAACGCCATTATTAGCCTCGCTAAAACTGATAGCGCGACCCACCGGCTTATCGGCTTGATGCTGCATAAGTAATTTGATACTTGAGGCTTCGCCGTAAGTGATTGAGCCGCGCTCAAACATAACCGGGCCTGCACTTGTAAAACCGATCTCGCCATATGGTGCTACGAGTCCGGAGATCATCCGGCGCTCTGTATCGGCGGCCTGTATTTCTTGACTAAACGTTAGTAGCACTTGTATCTCCTAGCGGTGTTAGTTGCTCCATTTGTCGAGCTTGGTTTACATCAATTAGATCTAGATTTAACATTTTCTCGATGATGTCTAAACGATCCTTAGCATCTACACGTAGGAAAGTATCATCGACGGCAAAACGTACCTGATTAGCTGAGTTAGTTATATCGTTCATCGATAGACGATCCTCAATAGCCGAAATGTAAGGCTGCAAAGAATAAGCTACAAACTCTTTACGACCGTCTAAAATATTTTGGTACGTCATTGAGTTATTCATGTCGGCGCTAATTAGATAACTTGGTACGTTCATCGCGCGGCTAATTTCGGTCGCAAGGTATTGCGAAAATTCTGCGTACGCCATGTCTTTAGGTGAAAATGACGTAGGGACATAATCAAGAGTACTAGTTAAATATGCGGTGCTGCGATTTTGTCGAGCACTCTTAAACGCCGCGAGTAGTCCTTGTATTTGAGACTCCGGCAAATCTGCACCGTTATTTTTTAGGATACCTGTAGGCATCGGTGTAGCTGCACTTATCGCCGCTGCCTTTTGTACATCGTAAGCAGCTTTAATAGTCGTACTTGCACTCTGCAATACACCAGGTAGTAAAGATTGGAAAGTTACAAGCGATCCGATACCGCCCATAGGTACCTTATTACCATCGACAAAATAATCTTGGATCTCTGTACCGTATTGATTAGTCGTATATGTAACGCGGTTATTAGCGACCCACTCAAACCCGGATGGTCGTCCATCATCGGCGTACAAAGATGTAACACGCCAATACGCGACCGAATAAAATATCAAACTATCGACGGTTGCAGCGATTGTAAGGCTGCGAGGTTGGCGGATATCCGGTTGCTCTAACCAAACCGGAGAGCCTAACTTTTCGCCTGTAGATTTTTTATAAAGAGATAAATCAATAGATGCAATAACGCCGGCAATTAAATTACGGCAACGTGCAACGCTTGATACTTGTAACGCAAAGTTACGATCGATACCTACGCCGTTATAACCAAAATTACCGGTATTAAATGATCCGTAGCCGTACGTGGTATCCATTACGGCAGGTGCGTACTGAGCCTCTACTTGAGGTTTCGCAGAGCTCTTAAGCCCTAGAGTTTGGAGTAATCCCATAGGTAGGATTTTCTCAAATTGTCAAGCATAAAACCGATTATGCGCGGCGTGTCTTATATGTAAACCTTAGCCTCGGCCATCGGTTGATTAAGGATGTGGACGATCATAGATAAGCCGATAGCAATATCTACGGGCCCTGCCGATTTACGCCGGACGATACGCCAACTATCCGGGCTCTCTTTTGCCGCGCAATTCGCCATATGGCTCACAAGATCATCTTGGCCCGAGTGCACGAGGCGATTATTTGAGAGAGCTTGATGCAGGTCCCCACTAGCTTGGTATCCCTTTTGCCCTGAGATATCGGTTATATGGATGCCGTTAATCTCGAGGCGTTTGGCGATTGAGGCGGTCGTGTACTTGTCGTAACAAACGGTACGAGGGTAAAAGTCTTTGCACCATTTAGCAA